GGCTGACGGTGGTAGTGCTACAACCAAAGTAGACATGACTCCGATTCGTTTGTCTGGATACGTCAACTACTCAAAACAAGCTGCACTCCAAGCGAACTACTCTTTGGAGGCTGCTTTGCGTGATGCTTTCGCTTCTGCGATTGCAGCTAAGTTTGAGTACGCGGTATTCACAGACGATAGCGGAAACGGAGCATTCAACTACCTCGGTAACGGCAAGACTGCTGTAACAGGAGCGACAGGAGTTGCAATGGTTCACGCATTGGTTGAGGAAGTTCTCGGAAACAACCATCTCCAAGGTAACCTCGGATTTGCTATCTCTCACTCGCTGTATAGTGAGATTCAAACTGCTGTACTGGCAACAGGTGTAAGTGCGCTCGTTCAGAATGACATGATCGAGGGGATGTATCCATTTGAGTACTCTACTCAGATCGCGGACATTGCTTCGGGTCAGGAGTCAATCTACTTCGGGGATTGGTCCAAAGTATGGTCAGCGCAGTTCGGTCCTATCGATTTGATGGTAGACCCTTACAGCGTAGCGACATCAGGAATGGATAGACTTGTACTGAACTCATTCTGGGATATGGCACTCATCCAAGATGCAGCCATCTCAGTAGGAGGGTACACAGGATAATAAATAATTTGTTCAATTCATAGTGCGAACGGGGGTGGGAAGTATCCCGCCCCTTTTTTTTGAAATGAGAGTAGTAGCAGGAAATAAACCACAAGGACTAGCATACCCTTTAACAAAGGTTAAGGAGTTTTTGCGGGTAACGGGTACAGACCAAGACGGGGTGCTATCGAGGCTGATTAATGCAGCGGTAGACATCATCGAGCAAGAGACTTGGATTGTGCTTGGTTCGCGCAGCTATACCCTATATATGGATCATTGGTATGGAGACACGACTTCGGTAGAGAAGTATAGTGACCATTTCATCATTCCAAAATACCCTGTTACGGCAGTCGATTCAATCAAGTACTACGACACGAACAACAGCTTACAGACATTGGCTACATCGAACTACGATACGAGTTTGAATGGGAATATATCACGGGTAGAGGTAACAACTCAACCGAACGTGTATGATAAATATGATGCTATCGAGGTCGCATTTACGGCAGGATACGCGGACTATTTCGACATCCCTGACCAATTTGTAGAACTCCTGGAACTTGTTATAGGCGACCTATACGAGCAGCGCATGACGGGAACAGCAATGAGCCTGAAAGAGCATGGAGTGGTGGCTCGACTAATGGATAACGTAAGTAAAAGGATTTACACATGAAAATAGAGTTTTCAAAAAAGACCGTAGTAAACGGCAAGACATTCCGAAAGGGTGACACGCTAGAAGTTGCGAGTGATCTGTACGCAGAACTTATGACAAAGGGCGTGGTAGTCACTACCGAGGAAACAAAAGAGGATAAGGATTTCAAACAAATAACAAAAGAAGAAAATGGCTTCAACAGGAATTAACAGAGGCGGACTAGCTGCGATCTATGTAGATGGCACAAAGGTTGCCCATTCAACAAACGCGACCCTGAGCATCGAACTAGGTGTAAGGGATGCAACGACTAAAGATAGTTCTGTCTGGGTAGACAATCTGGAAGGACTTGCAAATTGGTCAGTAGATGGAGAGTTCTACTTTGCAGAAGATGCGGGGGAAGGATTCTCTGAGTTGTTCAGCGACCTTTCGGGGCGTACTACTGTGACGGTAATGTACTCCACCGAGGTGTCAGGTGACAACAAGTACAGCGGAACGGCTTATGTAACAAGCCTTTCGCGTAGTGCGGGTATTGACAGCGACAACGAGACTTTTAGTGCATCGTTCACAGGAACGGGAGCATTGACAGAAGCGACTGTGTAGTAGTGTCGTGGGGGTATGGTTAGCCCTGCCCCTTTTTTAGCTATGAGATACGGAGCATTAACACAGCGGATCACTATTGAGAGCTTTACTACTGCGCGGGATTCTGCGGGTGGTTTAGTCAAAACGTGGACTACCTATGCTCAGCCCTATGCTCATATTAAATATGAGAAAGGCGGGGAGAGTTTAGAGGGTGCGCGTGATACGTGGACTGAAAAAGCTGTGTTTGTTGTTCAGTATGATAGCGACACAAAGAACATGACCTCTACTATGCGAATCAGCTATAACGGCTATTGGGATATTGAGAGTGTTCGTATCATGGACAGATTCGGCAAGATAGAGATACACGCGGTAAGGAAAGATGGCTAATGGCTTTTAACGAGCAGAACCTAGTACAGAATGCAAACCGCTCAGGCGGTACTGTTACCCTTACGGGTATGGATGAGGTCATTGCGTCTCTTAAAAAGATCGAGAATGACTTCACTAAGCGCAGGAGGTTATTGTCTATTCTCAGAGCGCAGTCAAAGCCATACCTAAAAGCGTTGAATGATACTGTGCCGCGTAGCAATCGCAACAGCAGAAACCACAAGCAGCTAAACTACACTAAGGACGGCAAGACGAACCTAAACTATACGGGTGCAGGGAACTTGGCAAGGTCGATGAAGGCATTCCCCAACAGAAAGAATTCGCAAGGATATGTGGCTATACATGTAGGACCGCAGGCGAAGAAGCCAAGAGGTTCGGGGTTCTATGGATACTTTCTACTGCCTGGAGCGAGTGAGCGGATCAAAGAGGAAACCGATTGGAAGCAAGATGCTTTAAGGACTGTAGAGCCAGAGGTAATATCTAAGATGAATAACAGTATGCACGGGTATTTGAAACGGACTGCAAAAAAGTACGGCTGGGATGTTAACTGAAGCCATATATACCATCCTTGCAGCAGACAGCACACTAACTGCCGCTTGTGACATTTATAACACGAATGCTCCGAAAGAGGCAGCGAATCCATGTTTGATCTATGCTATTCAGAATCAAGACCCGAACTACTCAAAGGACGGTGCAGCGAGTGTCATATTCACGGATTTAGAGATAGACATATTCGTGAACGGCACACCTAAAACGGGGCATACTATCGCGGACTTGGTGAAGTCTGCGCTTGACCAATACACAGGAACAGTCAATAGTATTGATATAGATTTGATTCAATATGAAGGACAAGATGATCGCGGTTACAATCCCGACCGTGACGAGTATCAGATAAGTATGGGATTTAGAGTACGACAAAAATAACACAGTAATGAAAACACTAGAATTAAACGGCAACGAGTACCCATTTGCATTTACCTACAAATGCTTTCGCACACTAGCAAAGAAGGCAACGGAGTTAGATGAATTGGATATGGGCGAAGATGCTTGGCTTTTGGCTATTAACAAGGGCTATGAGCGCGAGGGTTCAAAGACACGCATCAAGAAGGAGCATCTCATTCAGATGATTGATGATGACCCGTCTGCTTTCAAGAAACTAAAAACTGCACTAGAGGAGGATATGGAGCAGTTTACTGACGGTGAGGGAAAGTAGATGCTGACCTATGGGATGCGCTTGAACGGTCAGCGAGTGAGGTAGGGTTAGAGCCTTTGGCGGTGTACGAATTAACACCGAGAGAGTTTGCGAACTACGCAAAGGGGCGAGTAAACATAATGAGGGCGCAAGAGCGAATGGAGTGGGAGCGCACACGTTGGCTGGGATTCATTTCATTTAAGGCGGCAGGAGCTAAGATCCGCAGCCCGAAGGACTTGATGCTACTAGACCACGAGCGACCTACTAACGAGGACAAGTCAAAGAGATTAGAAGCAATAAAAAGGAAATTTCCAAAGCAGATAGATGGCTAAGAAACTAGGATTAAACGTATCATTCGGACTGAACACTAAGGACTTCAGCACTAAGATGCAGAACGTCCGTAGGGAGATGGCGCAGACTTCAAAGAAGTTTTCTTCTATCGGCAAGAACATGACGGCTGCCGTGACTCTGCCTATTGTGGGTATGGGTATAGCTGCGGTCAAAGCCGCCTCTGATATGGAGAGTTTGCAGGTTCGGCTAAATACTGCATTTAAAGGCAACGAAACTGCCGCAAAAAAAGCCTTTGCTGAGATAAACAAGTTCACCGCATCAACACCCTTTCAACTTGAAGAGGTGGCGGGTGCATTTGTCAAGCTGAAAAACATGGGGCTTGACCCGTCTATTAGCGCATTAAGAAGCTACGGGAACACAGCCTCGTCAATGGGTAAGAGTCTCGACCAAATGGTTGAAGCTGTGGCTGATGCTGCAACGGGAGAATTTGAGAGGCTCAAGGAGTTCGGGATTAAGGCGAACAAAGAAGGTGACCGCGTTAAGTTTATGTTCCGAGGGGTAACTACTGAAGTAGGATTCAACTCAAAAGAAATACAGAAGTACCTATTAAACATCGGTAACACAGAGTTCGCGGGGGGTATTGAAAAGCAGAGTAAAACATTCGCGGGTAGGATGAGTACTCTTCGTGACAACGCCAAGTTGATGGCGGCTAGTTTTGGAGAGTTGCTTCTGCCTGTAATGAACAAGATAGTTAAAGCATTGACTAAGGCAGCTTCTATTGTGAATGGCATGACACCAGCATGGAAAAAGTTCACAGTAGTATCTTCTGGGTTGGCTGCGGCTATTGGACCACTTGCCCTTGTAATTGGGAAGGTTGTGAAATGGATCCCGACAATGATAACAGGGTTTAAAACTATACGCTTAGCGATGTCTGCTGCGGTAGGACCAATAGGGATTGTGGTAGGCTTGTTCACTACATTATTCATGGTGATGCGAAAGGGGCAAAAGCCACAAAGCACATTCGTCAAGAATCTAACAGCAGAAAAAGTGGGCATGGATGCTATGTTCTCGATCTTAAAGCGCACCAAAGAAGGAACAGAGGCTAGGGCTAAGGCTATCAAGGAGGTTAATGAAAGGTACGGCGAGTATCTACCTAATCAATTAAGTGAGAAGTCAAATCTCAATGATATTGAGTCAGCACAGAGGGCAGCAAACAAAGAACTACTTCGATCAATACTGCTAAAAAGTAGGCAAGAGGACTTAGAGGCTGCTAACAAGAAGGCAGTAGACGATACCCGAAACGCTATGGAGAGGCTGCGCAAGGTAGCCGAAGGAGCAGACACGAAATCTAGTGGGTATCTCAAAAAAGCAGGAGAGGCACAAGCTGATGCTCTGTTAATGGGGATACTTGGCGCAGTCGAAGAGTTTGGGGACAAGGGTTCTAAGGCTGTATTGAATGAGATAACTAAGGTAGGCGGGGTACTTACACAGCTAGGTCTTGGCGGTGTTGATACGACAGAAATGCACAATGCCATCAAGGCTATGTTGAATGCGGAAAATAACAGGTTATTAACAATACAAGACACAAACAAGGAATATGAAAGGCTTGCTAGTCTTCTTAAAATTACAAAAAAAGAACTAAACGAAATAGAAGAAGAGCCCACGGGTGGTGGAGGCAACGGTGGCGCGAAAGAAATAAAAAGGCGCGGTGGTATTATTGAACCGATGCAAGGCATAGGCTTATCAGGCATCGCCGAAACCATGGAGCGCGACACACCTAAAATTGTTAGCTATATCAGCAAGGTGGGCGAATCACTTGAGG